AATGGATTTGAGTTTGCAAAAGAAACTGATAAAACTGAAGTAATATTTTCAGCTACTCCTTTAATTGGTTATACTATTAATAATGTTGCAGTAGATAAGATTGTTAGTGCTATTTACAAAAAGAATAATGGACTTGAACAACAGGTAGCTTCTAATATTAGAATCCTTCAGGCAAAGAATATTTCAGGTAAATCAAATTGGTTTATTCAGGAAAGAACTCCAACAAGTGTAACAAATCTTTCATCTGCATTGACTACTTATGGCTATGCAGGACACTTAGACAATCCGGATGCTCCCAACTCTGATTTGAACTTTGGAGCAACAAAAGAACTTTATTTTACTTTGGTTGCAGGAGCTTTATCCAATAACTTATTCAATGCTTATTACTCATCTTATTTAGCTGAGATAACCGATAAGAATTCAAGATTGCTAACAGTCAAAATGAAATTAACCGAATCGGATATTTACAATCTTGACTTTGGTAGGTATATTTTAATTGATCAGGTTCTTTACCGATTGAGTAAGATTATTGACTATGCTCCAGGTGAGATTTGTAAAGTGCAATTATTAAGAGTGATTTCAACAAACTATAATTAACTATGAACTTAAAATATTTTGAAAATATAGATGGGAGTTGGTTAGATATTTCAGGGCAAGCTGGAGCTTCATTGGAATATAGTAGTGCAAGTGGATGGGTAACTTCAGGTGGTTATAAAAAGTATGTAGCACAACTTACTCAATCAGGTGGTGATCCTCCAGTTGCAACAGTATTAGAAAATACTTTGGGATTTGTTCCTGATTGGGAAAGAGGTGGAGCTGGTACTTATGGATTTGATTGGGATGGGGATTTCGTTTACACTAAAGCTGTAATTTATATTAGTCCATTATATCTTAATAAAGATATTTATTTTGATTATTTAGCTGATTATGATGTGACTTTATATGCAGGAGGTAATGATGGATACATAAGTAAAACAACATTTGAAATAAGATATTATAATTAAAATATTATGGCTAAAAAAGTAGTCGCCTTAGAGGCAACATTTAATGCTTCAGGAGCAGAAGGTAGTGTAAAAAGTTTAAAAGCTCAATTAAGGGAAGCTCAGGCCGATGTGCAAGCTTTATCTGACAAGTTTGGAGCTACTTCAGAGCAGGCAGTAAATGCAGCTAAAAAGGCAGCAGGGTTAAAAGATGCTATTGGTGATGCAAAGGCATTGACCGATGCCTTTAATCCTGATGCTAAGTTCAAAGCATTTGGAGCAGCTATTCAGGGAGTAGCCGGAGGATTTGCAGCACTTCAGGGAGCACAGGCATTATTTGGAAGTAAGAGTGAGGAGCTTGAAAAAACATTGCTTAAAGTTCAGGGAGCAATGGCTTTAAGTCAGGGTTTAAATTCTTTAGGTGAAGCTGGAGATGCTTTTAAGACATTGGGGAAACAAGCAACAGATGCATTTAATAAAATTAAAGTTGCAATAGGTTCTTCAGGTATAGGATTACTTGTTATTGCATTGGGAGCAATTTATGCTTATTGGGATGATATTAAAGCAGCAGTCAGTGGAGTTAGTTCAGAGCAAGAGAAATTAAATGCTAAAACAAAAGCTAATCTTGAAGCTCAGAAAGAAAAACTTAAAAATATAGGATCACAGGATAATATTTTAAAACTTCAGGGTAAAAGTGAAAGGGATATTCTTAAACTTAAAATAGGACAAATTGATGCAGTTATTAAAGCTACTGAAGCTTCAATAGTACAAGCTAAAATTACAAAGGATGCACAAGTAGAGGCATCAAAAAGAAATAAAGATATTTTAGTAGGTATATTAGAATTTATTGCAGCTCCAATAAAATTGGTTTTAAAAGGTATTGATGCAATAGGAAGTGCAGTTGGTAAAAACTTTGGACTTGAGGATAAATTTTTTGGTGGTATATCTAAACTTGTTTTTGATCCAGAACAAGTTGCTAAAGATGGAGATAAAACTATTAAAGAACAACAAACTGCTTTAACTCAATTAAAAAATGATAGAGCAGGATTTCAGTTGCAAGTACAAGCAATAGATAAAACTGCTTCAGATACTGCAAAATCAAATAGAGAAAAAGATGATAAAGAAAAAGAAGCTGCTGATAAAGAAGCTGCTGATAAAGAAAAAGCTCGTTTAGATAATATTGCAACTCAAAACAAAACAACTGAAGATCTTATTCAAAGAAATAGATTAGCATCTATAAAAGATGCTTTTACTAAACAACAAAATGAAATTGAAGGGCAAAGACAAAAAGAGATTGATGCACAACTTGATTTAGTTAATAAAAAATTACTTGGGGAAGAGCAATATGAAATAAATAAAGCTAATATAAATGCTTTTTATAATAAACAACAACAGGATGCACTTGATGCTCATAATAAGACAGTAGAAGAAAAGAATAAGGCATCTAAAGATAAACAAACAGCAGATGATATTAAAGCAGCACAAGATAAACAAAAAGCTCAACAAGATATTAATAATATTGAAATTGCATCTGCTCAGGAATTAGTTGGAATTTTAGGAGGATTAGGTGAAAAAAATAAAGGCATACAAAAAGCAGCTTTAATTGCAAGTGGAGCTTTATCAATAGCTCAGATTATAAACAATACCAATGTTGGTAGTTCTAAAGAGGTTGCAACAAAAGGTATTTTTGGTTTAAGTACATCAGCTATTCTTTATGCAAAAGCTGCTATAAGTATTGCCTCAGTTATAGCTGCAACTGCTAAAGGTTTGTCAGCTTTAGGTGGTGGTGGTGGAGTAAGTGGTGGAGCAACTGGTGCCGGTGGTGGAACTACTGCTCCGGTACAACCACAGGTAGCAACTACAACTATCAATCAGGGACAAGTTAATCAGTTAGCTTCTGCTACATCAAGAGCATTTGTTTTGGAATCGGATGTATCAGGTAATCAGGAAAGAATTGAAAGATTAAATAGGGCAGCTAGAATAAACTAAAAGTAATTAATTAATAAAAATCCCATTATAAGTTATGAAGTTTCAAGATTTACCAATATATGAATTGAAGATAAATGAATCCTTAAATGATGAGTCAGAGGTTTCCTATGTGGCTTTAGTTGATTTACCGGCTATTAAAAAAGATTTCTTAGCATTCAAAGAAGAGTTCATCAATCCTTCAAAAGGTGAGCATAAGACAGAGTTTCTGCCAAGATGTATTTCCTATGTAATAAATGAAGGTAAGGAATCTGAGCAAGCAGTAGCAATTTGTAATTCAATTTGGGATGAACATTTTGCAGAAGAATTTGCAGAAAGCTACAATGACTATCCAAAACAAGCTTCAGAGAATGCTCAAATAGCTTTGAATTATGCTGAAAAAAATGGATGGGGTGATTGTGGAACTCCAGTAGGCAAGATTAGAGCTAATCAATTAGCCAAAGGTGAACCAATAAGCAGAGATACTATTGCAAGAATGTCGGCATTTGAAAGACACAGGCAAAATAGCCAAAAGGATTTAGGTGATGGTTGTGGAAGATTAATGTGGTTAGCTTGGGGTGGTGATGCCGGTGTTGAATGGGCAACAAGAAAACTTAATCAAATAGATACTAAGTTAGCAGGTGAAAAGGTTTCTATTGACTATGATGATACTTTATCTACATCAAGAGGAAAAGATTTAGCTAAGAAGTTAATAGCTGAAGGAAAGATTGTTTATATCATTTCTGCAAGGTCAGAGCTGACAGGAATGCTACAAACAGCAAAAGATTTAGGAATCCCTGAATCAAGAGTTTATGCAACCGGTTCTAATAAAGCAAAGATTGAAAAGATAAAAGAATTAGGAATCACTAAACACTATGACAATAATGCTGATGTGGTTAAAGAATTGGGTTCAACAGGTTCAAAGTTTGCTGAAATTCATCACTCATTCCAAATTATAAGTGAGGATGAGCATATCATCTCCGGTCCTTTAATGTTGGCTGACCAACTTATTTATAGAGATAATGAGAAATTTGGTGAGCACTATGTTAAATTCAGTCCTGATACCATTAAAGATATTGCAATCAAGTTTGCAAAAAGAAAGTACCAATCAAATGTGAATCTTATGCACGATCCTTCTCAGGTTGTAGAAGGAGTTACAATGTTTGAATCATTTATAGTAGATAAGAAAAGAGGAGTATTGCCTATGAGTGGTTTTGAGGATGTTGCTGATGGTTCTTGGTTTGGTAGTTTTTATGTTGAGAATAATGAGGTTTGGAATCAAGTAAAATCAGGTGAATTAAGAGGGTTTTCAGTAGAAGGATTGTTTGATTATGAGGAACCAAAGAAGCAATTATCACCTGAAGAACAAGCACTTAAAAAAATTGAAGAACTTTTAAAAGAGATTAATTAACAAAAATCCCATATTAGATTATGAATGCAAAAGAAATACTTGAAAAATTGAAGATGACTTTTAATGAGTTAGTAAACAATGCCGATGCTCCAGTAGTTCCTGAAGTTCCAGCTCCAACAACTACAAAAGCTAAATTAGCTGATGGAACTGAAGTTGAAGTAACTGAATTAGCAGTAGGTGGAATAGTAACTATTGAAGGTGTTCCTGCTCCAATCGGAGACCATACTTTAGAAGATGGAACAGTTATAACAGTTGGAGATAATGGTGCAATCACTACTATCATTCCTGTTGAAGAAGCTCCAATGGATGAAGAAATGGGCAAGATGGATAAAAAGAAAATGGGAATGGAAGAAATATTCTCAGCTTTTGAAACATCAACAAATGAGAAGTTTGCATCTTATGAAGCAAAATTTGCTGATTATGAAGTAAGATTAAGCAGAGCTACTAAAGTAATTGAAGGACTTATGAGCTTAACTCAGGTTTTAGCTGATACTCCAACAGGGACTGCTGATCCTATCGTAACAAAAACAAACAATTTTAAAACCGAAGAAACTGTAGCGAAAGATTACAGAGGTTTATTTAACAAATAATAATTAACAATTAAAACTTAAAAAAATGGCTTTATCATTTTCAGGTTTGAATGCATACACTAAAGAACTCATTCAACCTTTATTAACTTCAGCTGTAATCGGAGCAAGAACTCAGCAAATGATTATGGATGGTGGTATTGTATTAACAGGAGTAAAAGGACCAACTGCACTTCCTACAATGGATACTGATGCAGTTTTTGCTACTCAATCTTGTTCATTTGATCCTTCAGGAACTACAACTTTTGCTCAGGTAGTTTTAACTCCAGGTAAGATTAAGGTAGAAGAAAAAATTTGTCCTAAGGATTTAGAAGCTTATTTCACTGCTGAGGCATTGAAAGCAGGATCTACTTATGAAGATTTCGGTAATGCTGATTTCCAAGCTGCTTACTTAGCTAAGAAAAATGCTCGTATTGCTGCTCAATTAGAAACTGCAATTTGGACAGGAGCAAGTGGTTCTGCAAATGCTAACTTAAACAAATTCAACGGACTAAGTGCAATCATTAATGCAGGTTCTCCAATAGATGCGAATGTATCAGGTTTCACAGGAGTAAGTGGTTCTGCAATAGCTACTATCACTTCTTCAAATGTTGTTGCTGCAACTGAAGGTATCTACAAAGCAATACCTGCTGCAGTAATGGCTAAGGGTGATGTTAAAATCTTCGTTGGTTATGATTGGTATCGTTTGTTGATTTTAGCTTACAGAGCATTAAACTTGTTCAGCTACAATCCACAAGATGTAAATGCACAATCATTTATCCTTCCAGGTACTAATGTTGAAGTTGTTCCTGTAAATGGTTTGAACACTACAGGTGATGCTTTTGCAATCAGCTTATCAAATATGGCTATCGGTGTTGATTTGGAAGCTGAAGAAATGAACTACACTCTATTTTATAGCAGAGACAACAACGATGTTAGGTTCCGTGCAGAATTTAAGGTAGGTGTTCAGGTAGGTTTCACAACTGAATGTGTGAAGTTTATGTCAGCTATCTAATTAGTAAATAATAATTAATAATCAAAAGGGGTAGGGCTACAAATACCCTATCCCTTTTTTAATAGATTACAATCACATTATAAAAATTTAATATATGCCTTGTGCCTTATCAGCCGGATATGCAATAGATTGCAAAGAGTCGGTAGGTGGAATTGAAACCATCTATGTAATTGAAAATTCAGCATTGTATGATGCTTCAGGTAATTCAAGAGTTACCTCAGCTTCAGGAACAGTTACTGCTTTAACAAAATCAACTGGAAAAAGATTCTATAAAATAGAAGTTCCAAGAGCAACTGCTTCTGCTACTAACACTTTAACTGCTTCAAATGAGAATGGAACTTTGTTCTATACTCACCAAGTAATGTTCCCTATCAATAGCCGTTCAGCTACTGTAAGAAACATCATTAATACACTTGCTAAAAATCGTTTAACCTTCGTTTGTGTTGAGATGGATGGCAGTTCAAGAATGTATGGTGTTGGAGCAGGACTTAATTTAACTACTGGTGAATCAGGATCAGGTACTGCTGCAGGTGATCGTTCAGGATATATGATGACTTTTAACTCAAATGAGAGAGAAGATTTCTTAGTTGTTCCTGCTAACATCGTAGCAGCTTTAGAAACTGCAGGTACTTAATAAATAAGTAAATAAAAATAGAAGCCACCGACCGATTAAAAAGTCGGTGGTTTTTTAATGAATATGATAATACTTACAAAAGATAATGCATCAATAAATATTTACTGTACTCCTGCAGAAAATACTAATGTTGTTTTTTCAATTTATTATTTTAAATTTACAAACAGGATTACTCAATCAGTTGTTGATGAGTGGTACACTGACATAAGTACTTTTGTAAGGTATCAGAAGTTTAATATTAATGCTAATATTTTTGACAATGAGGATACAGGGTTTTGGACTTATGAGATTAGAGGAGCACAAACTATTAATGTAATTCCAACAGGACCGATTTTAGAAAGTGGTTATATGTATTTGAATCCTGCTGATACTTATGAACCTGAAATTTATAATGAACAATCAAACGAATTTTTAACATACAATGGATAACTACAAACACATAGTCCTGCAATTTGACCAAGCTCAGCAACCTAAATTTAGAGAAGTAAAATCTAAGGGGTATGTTGAATTTGGTGAAAAAAATGATTACCCAAATTATTTGCTTTCTCTATTTAATGAGTCACCTAAACACGGAGCTATTGTTAAAGGGAAATGTAATTATATTTATGGTAAGGGTTTTGAGCAACCAGGTCAAGCCAATGGGAAAGATACTTGGAATGATGTGATGAAGAAAGCTATCAAAGATGATGAGCTTTATAGAGGTTATTATTTACAATGTATTTGGAATAGAGCAAAGAAATTAAGTGAGGTTTATCATTTAGAATTTCATAAGGTTAGGGTTAGTAAGGACTTACAAACTTTTTATGTTAAAAATGATTGGTATGATTTTAAAGAGAAGGCAAGAGAATATAAAGCTTTTAATGTTAATGATCCTGTTGGAAGTCAAATCCTTTATATTAAGGAATATAATCCTTCTTCAGAGGTATATCCTTATCCTTCATATTTTCAGGGTTTAACATACATAGAGAGTGACATTGAAGTATCAAAACATATCTTAGGAAATGCTAAGCAGGGATGGGTTGGTTCTAAACTTGTTAATCTTAACAATGGTGATCCTATTGGTGAGGAAAATAAAGGTGAAGTTGAAAGAGGATTGCTTAAGAAATTTACAGGTGATGAAGGTAAGAGGGTTGTAATAATGTTTAATAAGTCAAAAGAGAATAGTGCTGAAATTTTGGACTTAGGACAAACAATGCTTACCAAAGAAGATTTTACAAATGTAAATAATCTAATCACTCAGGAAGTTTTTGCCTCACATCAAATTACTTCTCCGGTTCTATTTGGTATAAAGTCAGATGGGCAATTAGGAGCTCGTAATGAAATCAGGGATGCTTATCAGATTTTCAACAATACTTATGTTCAGGGCAGACAACAAGAGATTGAAGAAATATTTAGTTATTTAAGGAATTTAAAGGGGGAAGCAGGTGAGTTTAAAATACAACCGGTTGAACCTTTGAACTTTGAATTTAGTGAAGCTATAATGGCTCAGAATTTAAGTAAAGATGAGATTCGTGAATTGATGGGTAAAGAACCTTTAGATGATACAATTAAAACTCAATCACAAATAATATCAGATAATATCAATGCATTAAGCCCATTGGTAGCAAATAAGGTTCTTGAAAGTATGTCACCTGATGAGATAAGAAGTTTGGCTGGTTTAATTCCAAAGGGTATTGATTCTATTCCACAACAAGAGAATCAACCTGTGCTAAATGAAATTCAAGTTGATGCAGCTCCTTATACCAATGATGCAATAAAGAACTTATCCGGCAGACAATACCAAAATGTGATGAGGATTGTTAGACAGTTTGGGACAGGTAAATTAACCAAAGCTCAGGCATCATTAATGCTTAAAAATGGTTTTGGTTTCAATGATAAGGATGTTAATGACTTTTTGGGATTGGATGATGATCCATTGACCAATGATGAAATAGCAAAATTCTCAATGACCAATGATGAGAGGTTATTAGAAGCTTTTGAAAGTTGTGGGGATAGTCCTGATAACTATGTAGTTATTGATAAAAAAAAAGTTTCGGAAGTAAGTGATGCAGAATACTTTGCTGAAATTAGTTCTTTAAATCAATTACAAGCCAATATTTTGGACTTAATCAGTAAGGATAAGAGAATCACTGCTGAAGTAATTGCAAGTACTTTAAAGAGCTCTAAAAATCTTGTAGAAGAAACCTTACAAGATTTAGTTGATAATGAGTATTTAAAGCAGAATCAATATAAAGTAGGAACTGATATAATTGTTGAAAGAGAATTGACTGCTCCTATTTCAGAACTTCAGGGTAAGAATCCTTCTAAGAAAGTAACTGAAATACTTATTAGATATTCTTATGAAGGTCCACAGGATTCAAGAAATAGAGTTTTTTGTGCAAGATTGTTGAAGTTAAATAAATTCTATTCTCGTTCAGACATTGAGCAAATTTCAATGATAATGGGTTACTCAGTTTGGGATAGAAGGGGTGGTTGGTTTACTGAACCGGATGGTTCCCATAGACCATATTGCAGACACGAATGGAAGGCAAATATTGTTAAAAGAAAAGATTAAATTATAATGAGCAAAAATATTCTATTCATAACTGAAGAAACTTTTAAGTCAAGAACAGGAGCATCCAATGCTATTGATGGGAAACAATTATTTCCAATGATTAAGGTAGCAGGGGATATTTACATTCAGCCGGTTCTTGGTTCAACACTTTATAAAAGATTGCAAACAGGAGTTACTTTAGATAACTTAAATGTTTATGAGAAAACTTTGATTGATGATTATATGACCGATGCTTTGATTTGGTACACAATGTCAATGCTTCCAATGGTTATGGGTTATCAATTATTCTCAAAGGGTTTCCTTCAGAAAACTGCTGAGGAAAGCAACACACCATCTAGAAGTGATTTAGAGCTTTTAGAGCAGAAATATAAATCAATGGCTGAATTCTACAATACAAGAATGATAAGCTATTTAAAAGAGAATTATACCCTTTATAGTGAGTATTTGAATTATGGTATGGGATTGGATGTAATATTCCCTGAGGATAAAGCTTACACTTGTCCTATTTACTTAGGTGGAGCAGAAAGAAGGAATGCAAGATATGTGAATAGTTCGTCTACAACTCCAAGTCCATTGATTGCAACTTACATTGCAACAGCAGGTCTAACTACATTTACAATAACTGCAATGTCAGGTAGGGTTACTTACTTTGCATCAAGAGGTGGTTTGAGTAAATCAATTACTACAACACCGACTGCTAATACACAATTTTTACAAATTACAAGTGGGATAGTTACTTTACCTACTGGGGATGTTACAATGGCCGGAGAAGTATTTACATTCTTATATCAATAAAAAATATATGAGTAAAGGGTACAAAAAAGAGTACATTGACAAAGTAAAACAAAAGTTTAATGACATACAATCAAATAGTAAAGGAAATACAAACACTACTGGAAACTCACAAAATGATAAACACAGTAAGGTTTGCAACTCCAGCAGAGTGGTTAAATTGGGATAATCAACCTGTTTTCCCTTTAGCTTCTTTTGCTATCAATAGAGGTGGGTTGAATGCAGGTAGGGAACAAACCTATTTAATTGAAATGTGGTTCTTGGATAAGTCAGGAGTTGAGGGTGAATTTGAAACTGATGTTATCAGTGATATGCATTCAGTAGCTGCTGACATTATAAGCACTTTGAGAAAAGGTAGCAATCCTTATACTATTGATGTTGCAATTAGTTGGGATGCAGTTACTGAGAAGTTTGAAGATTATTTAAGTGGAGTATTTTTAACTTTTAACATAAGTATAGTATCAGCTTTTGATGCTTGCTCAATGCCTGTCTAATTATGAAGAAAATTTTATTGGTAATAAATTTATTACTTTTTTGTTTTGTAAGTTTTGGTCAAGTTTATCAGGAAATGCCTCAATATGGTTACAGGGCAAATAGAATGATATTTGATTCTACTTTGAGCATTCCTACAACTTGTGGAGTTCCAACTTTAAAATCAAATATTATTAAGAAAGCTGCAATAGCTTTTGATTCTTGCAATAATAAATTGTATCAGTACAATCCAAAAACTTTAACTTGGAGTGAGATTGCAGGTGGTGGTTCAACCGATACTACAAGTTTAAGCAATAGGATAAATCTAAAGTTGAATATTTCAGATACTGCTTCAATGTTATCTCCATATTTAAGGAAAGTAGATACTGCTTCTTTAAGTAATAGGATAAATTTAAAGTTGAATATTTCAGATACTGCAAATAAGTGGGTTAATTCAATAAATAGAATATCAGGTAAAGATTCAATTATTTATTTTATAGGTTCAACAAGATATGCTATAAAAGATAGTGTGGGAACAAATCCTGCTCCAGTTGGATATTATGGAGCATTCCAAGATACTACAACACAAACTGCTGCTTCAATAAATACTGCCTATTCTGTAAAATTAAATACAACAGATTTAACAAATGGTGTTACTGTAGTTAATGATGGTAGTGGGAATCCAACAAGAATAACATTAGCAAATACTGGAATATACAATATTCAATTTTCTTTGCAACTTGAAAAGACAGGTGGTAGTGGAAATATGGTTGCAGATATTTGGATTAGAAAAAATGGTGTTGATATTCCTTCAACTACAGGTAAAGTAGTTCTTACAGGTAGTGCTAATGCATCTCCAGTTGTAGCAGCTTGGAATTATGTGCTTGATTTAGCAGCAGGAGATTATATACAATTAATGTGGGCAACAAGCAATACAAATGTTGAAATAGTAGCTGCTGGTGCTACAGCTCCACATCCATCAATACCATCTGTAATATTAACTGTTACTCAACAAAGTGGTATTATGGCTGGTACAGGAATTACTGCTATTAATTCCCTAACAGGAGCAGCTCAAACAATAGTTACAGGTACAAGTGGAACTAATTTTTCAGTATCTTCTACAGGTACTACACATACATTGAATCTTCCTACTGCATCAGCTACTAATAGAGGAGCATTATCTACAAGTGATTGGAGTACATTTAATGGTAAACTGAATACTTCAGATTCAACTATTTACTATACAAAGTTTAGATCAGACACATCAAGAACTAACATTTACAATCAATTAGCACAGGAATTAAATATTGCAGATAGCACAATATATTATACAAAGTTTCGTTCCGATACTTCAAGAAGTAACATTTATACATCATTATCTAATAAAGGTTATGCAATAAATTTAGGAGCTGCATCAACAAACATAGCTGCAAGTTCAACTTATTACTTTGGGATTCCTGTATTGACAGTACAAACTACTGCTGCAATTAGAAGGGTTTACATTCCTCAATCCGGTACTATTAAAGGTGGGCAAATTTATATGAGAACAACAAGTGCTACATCAACTGAAAACTGGACTATCTCAATAAGATTAAACAATACAACTAATACAACTTTTGCAACTCTTGGTAATAATTCACTTGATAAAGTATTTGGAACAACAGGACTGAATATATCAGTTGTTGCAGGTGATTATATTGAGATAACAACAACCACTCCTGCTTTCACTACTGCTCCAGGAGCAACATTTATTTATGGATCAATCTTTATACAGTAACTACAATAATTATAAATACAATGAATACAAGACAAATACAATCTAAGCAAACTTGGTCACCTGAAACAGGGAACATAACTATTGACACTTTATGTCTAAAAGATTTTTATCATTATCATTTTGATGATGGGAGTGGTAAGGTATCTTATACTTTGCAGTCAAATGGGTTAGATTACTTTCCAGGTACTATTGAAATCCCATCTTCAGTAATTCAACAATGGGGAGCTTCTGATGATATCATTTGGAACTATGTTGCTGTACAATTAAATCTTGAATTGATATGACACCACAAGAACTTACAAATTGGCTGATGCTTATTGTCATTGGTATTATTGGCTACTTAGGTCAAACCTTTATTCAGAGATTAGATAGGTTTGAAAAGAAAGTAGAGAATATCTTAATTGACAATATTAGTCACACTAAAGATATTGAAAGGTTGAATGCTGATGTAGATGACCACGAAAAGAGAATTACCAAATTAGAGTCGTAAACAAAAACCATAAATATGAACTCACCATTTTTAAACATTGATTTGAAGGATTTAGGAAAGGGGTTGATTGTTGCAGTTTTAACTTCAGCATTGACAATTATTTACAATACTGTTGAAGCAGGGAGTTTGACTTTTGATTGGAAGTTAATTACTACAACTGCAATCACTACTGGACTTGGTTATCTTCTAAAGAATTTATTAACTAATTCTCAGGGAGAAACTTTTAAGTCAGAGAAGTAATTAGTGAAAGGGTTAGTTTAAAGAAAAAATCATCTCTTTGAGATGAGATACAGGAATGAAAGGTACTGTACCACACTCACTAATTGCATTTAATAAAAAAAACTCCATAGAAATGGAGCTTTTACCCTTTAAGAAATTAAACCTGTAAATAATTTTATCAGCACAAAAATAATACTAATGAGGGTAATTGTAATAATATTTTCAATATTTTTTTTATGGGGTTGTTATACTCAAAAGAAAGCTGAAAGGTCCTTAAATAAGGCACAAATCAATTATCCTGAATTAGTTGCTGAGAAAAGTGCTTTGTGGTATCCCTGCAATCAATTTAAAGGCACTTCGGATTCATCTGCATACAAAGTATTTATAAAGCAAATAGATAGCTTAAATCAGCTTAAAATAGATAGTATTTATTTTTATGATACTTTAACAAAGTTTGACACCATTGTCAAGTTAAAGAAATGTCAGGACTTAGTTACTAAGTATAGAACCATTTATAAAAACCTTCCTGCAATCCACGATACAGTTATAATGGTTTCTACTGCTGAAAAATACACAATCAAGTATTTAGAGAATGAAAGGCAGGAATCACATAAAAGATATGACCGATCAATGAAGCTTAATATTTGGCTTCTAATTGCTTTAATAGTTTCATTACTTGTTCACCTGTTTAAAAAGAAGAAATGACAACCGGACAAAAAGGAATAGCATTAATTAAGAAGTGGGAATCTTGTAGATTAATCAGTTACCAATGTAGTGCAGGTAAATGGACTATTGGATTTGGAAATACTTTTTATGAGAATGGAAGTAAGGTTAAAGAAGGGGATAAAATTACTAAGGCAAGAGCTGAGGAGTTGTTTAAGAATTTGTTACCAAAATTTGAATGCATTGTAAATAAGAAAATTAAACTATCTTTAACTCAGAATCAGTTTGATGCATTGGTTTCACATACCTGGAATACAGGTGGTTCAGATACTTTATTTGATCTTGTGAATAGAAAAGCAAAGGACAGTTATATAATGGATTGGTTTGTAACGAAGTACATAACTGCAAATGGTAAAGTCCAAAAAGGACTTATAAGCAGAAGGAAAGAAGAAGCTAACCTATACTTTAAAATATGATTGTTAAAAACATTAAAAACAAATCAAAAGCAAAAACTAAAGAGTTAAAAACTCAAAGAAGAAGATTATTTTTTGACATTGAAACTTCACCTAACATTGGTTTGTTTTGGGAAGCAGGATTTAAAAAGAATATTGACACTTCAAACATCATTAAGGAAAGAGCAATCATTTGCATTTGTTGGAAGTGGGAAGATGATAAAGAAGTTCACTTTGCACATTGGGATTCAAAGCAATGTGATAAAGCTTTACTACAAAAGTTTATTAAGGTTATCAATGAAAGTGATGAAGCAATCGGACACAATGGAGATAAGTTTGATTTAGCTTGGATAAGAACCAGGTGCCTATTCCATAAGATTGAAATGTTCCCTTCTTATAAGACCATTGACACATTAAAAATCAGTAGGTCAAAGTTTAGATTCAACTCTAACCGGTTAAATTATATTGCTCAGTTCTTAGGCATAGGAAGTAAGATAAAAACTGAATACAATCTTTGGAAGGACATCGTTCTCAACAAGTGCAAAAAATCTATGGACAAAATGATAAAGTATTGTCAAATGGATGTAATATTGTTAGAGAAGGTTTACAAGAAGTTATCCGGACACATAGAACCTAAGACACATTTTGGAGTAGTATTTGGTCAGGATAGAGGGAGTTGTCAGGAATGTGGTTCGGATGAGTTGCACATTAAAGCTCGGAGAATAAGTTCAACAGGACTAAAAAAGATTCAGTACCAATGTCAAACCTGTGGTAAATATCAATTAAAAACCGATAAATAATTGTAGCAATGTGGAAAATATATTTATTTGAATTTATTGTTGTTGTTGTGATTTCAGTAATATGGGTTTTATTAATAGACAAACATTATAAAAATGATTAAAAGAGATATTGAAAAGATTTTGGAGTATGTTCCAATGAGTGAAAAGATTGCAGTGCTTGAAAGCTTATGCAAAAAGTATAGAAGATTAAACTCAGTAAGAATAAATGAAAAGCAAATGGGCAGAAGGGTTGATGATGAAAGACCTGATCTACAACTTTTAAAAAATAGTAATGGAAACTGAAAATAATCCTACAACCGAACAAATAAAAGAAGTAATTGCTGAAGTAGTAAAGGAAAACTTGACAACTGCAGAACCTGAAACTGAAGTGCTTGAAGAAGGTATTGTTGAATTTACAACTGCCGGTGAATATATTAACTCAGCTTATTTTGCACTATCAGCAGTAGAAGATATTGACACTGCAATAATATCTAAAGAAGATGAAAAAAGGATTAAGAGAATTAAAAGAAAAGCTATTAAGATTATTGATATTTGCTTATCTGAAATGTATGATGAGCTATTTGAAAATGATGAAGAAGATTAGAGTTTGATTTAAACTTTGATTTGTGTTTTGATTTAGTTTTGTGATCGGCCGGGGTTTCTACCCTGGCTTTTTTTATTTCTTTAATATTTGATTATCAATGAGTTATGTTATTATAGAAAAATAATTTAAAAAAAGTTCTAAATAATTTTGGTTTATAATTCTAAAAGATATATTTTTGAATCCTAAATCAAAACAAATGAAAAAGCAACCAATTCAAAACAACCACACCGAAGCTTCTAATCTTGAAGCAGCAATCACTTGCACAATTATTATTTTAATCTGCCTATTTGGAAATCAAATCTTAGACAAACTATTTTTTTAATTAAATCAAAATCAAAAACTAAATCAAATGAAACTTCCTATTACTACAACAAAAACATCTTATGTAGAGTTTGACACTCCTGCTTATTATCAATCTAAGTATGGTTCATTTTACAAAATCTATGAAACTGGAATGTTATCAGTTTACAAAGATATGATTGACAACTATTACATATTAGATGCTAAAGGCAATCCTGATGAGTTCACAGTTAATAAGGTTAGAGATTTACTTGAAACAGGAATACCCATTACTAAAGAAGAATTTAATCAGCAGTTCAAAATCACAATGAATCACTTATCAATTATTGCATCTTGATACTGCTAATCTTCATATTGATATTTGTTATTTGGTATATAACAGTATCAGCAATCTTAGACATTTTAATATTAATAAATAAATACAAAACAACTAAAAATCAAAACAATGAAAAAAAGCGAATCAATTAAGAACATCAGCACTGCTCTTGCAGTATTCCACATCAAAATGGATGTGATTAAAAAGGATGCTAAAAATCCTTTCTTCAAATCAACTTATGCATCATTAAGCAATATCTTAGATGCAATCAAAATCCCTTTAGCAGAATCAGATTTATCTTTCAGTCAGCATCCAATGGGTGAGAATGGAATGAGTACAATCCTTATGCACAAATCAGGTGAGTGGTTAGGTAGCCATTTCACAATGAAGCCAATGAAGAATGATCCTCAGGGTATTGGTAGTTGCATAACTTATATGAGAAGGTATGCCTTAGCTGCTATACTTGGACTAAACATTGATGAAGATGATGATGGGAATCAAGCTTCAGGGAACAGTCACAAATCTACAAATAATAGTGACAAAGCAGATTTACCCTGGTTAAATAAAGACACCAAAGAATTTTCATCAGTATTAGCTTATTTAATTGACAATGGTACTATGGACAAAGTAAGATTGAAATATAAAGTAAGCAAAGAAGTTGAAACATTATTACTATCAAACCTTAAAAAATAATGCAAACTGCATATTTAATTAACAATTCAATAGGAGCTTCAAGTAGAAAAGTAAATGGACTCAAAGGTGATCAGGTTACAATCATAACTTACTCACTCAATATGAGGTTAGTTGAGAATGAATCAGGTCACAAATTTTGGGTTAATGAAAACAATCTATCTGAAGTTCCTATCCAAAAAGAAATATATGAACAAACAAACACCGACATTAAAGGCATTAAAAGCCGAAAAAAAAGAATATAGACCAAAGCCCTGGTTACTCAAACCAACTGAAGAAAAGAAAGTACAGGGTTATTATTATGTGAAATACAAACATAAGGATCAGGTAAGAAAAGAAATTGATAAGCTTTTAAATCAATACAAATGACACACGGCTCATTATTTTCAGGGATAGGTGGATTTGATTTAGCTGCTGAATGGATGGGTTGGGAGAATAAATTCCATTGTGAATGGAATCCATTCGGTCAAAAAGTGCTTCATCACTATTGGCCTAAAGCAGAACAATTCACCGATATTACAAAATCAAACTTTAAAAAATATGCAAACCAAATTGACATTCTTACCGGAGGATTCCCTTGTCAGCCATACTCCCAAGCAGGAAAACGAAAAGGTAAAGATGATGAAAGACACCTCTGGCCTGAAATGCTTAGAGCAATTAGAGAAATTCAACCAAGTTGGGTTGTGGGTGAAAATGTTTTCGGCCTTATTAATTGGTCAGAAGGATTGGTATTCCACGAAGTGCAAACTGACTTGGAAGCTGAAGGGTACGAAGTATGGCCGTATGTACTTCCAGCTGCAGCCGTCAATGCTCCACACCGAAGGGACAGAGTTTGGTTTGTTGCCTACAATAACAACTTCGGATGCAAGAGATTTTCCCAACAAGCTTCAGACAGGACAAATTCAGAAGAACAAATCAGGGACAATAAGTTTTGTAAGGAACAAGGATGGAATGAAGTTCGGAGCATCAATGAGAGAGATAGTGAAGATTCAAGGACTTCTTCCTACTCCAACAGCAATGGATTCAACCAATGCAACAGCAACGATGAAATCAACTCAGGTGAAGGAAGGATCAATGCACAGTGTAACATTGAGCAGAGCAATGACAATGGGAATGCTTCCAACTCCGAACAGCAGAGATTACAAATCTTGTCAAACTCAAGAGAAGCATCAACAAAGGAAGGAAATGTGGGCAAAGAAAGGAATCAATCTACAATTAACTCTTCCACAATGCATTCAGAACAATTTGCTTCTGACACCACAAGCTCAGGAGGTGGACAAGATAACTGGAGGAGAGAATCAGGATTCATTAACAAAGAGAGCAAGATTAATGACTGGACAAACTTCCCAACTGTCTCCCCAATTTGTAATGGAAATGATGGGATTTCCAACCGACTGGACTCTATTAGCTTTTCTAAATGGAGAAACGAATCAATCAAAGCCGGAGGAAATGCAATAGTTCCACAGGTAGTTTATCAAATCTTTAAATCAATACAACAATATGAAGAAGCTATTATGCAGTCCCTGTGACAATCATAATCTAAATCCAACAGTATTAATCTTACAACCGGATGAAATCATTTTAAAGGTTTGTGGGTTGTTGGGAGTTCCAGTAGGTAAAACATTGAGCTCAGACAGGTATTGTAATTATGTTATAGCAAGATATATTATATCGGACATCCTTTACTCAGATAGGATTCTGACAATGTCTTTAAAGCAAATTGGAAGGTTACTTGGAAACAGGGATCATACAACAGTTATCAACTCAATCAGGAATGTTTCTAATCGTTGTGAAACTGATAAGGACTTCAGGGATAAGTATAAGCAAATCCATATTGATTTATATGGTTCAGACATTTACTTCAGGTACACCGATAAATATTACCAATTTCAAAAGCTTAAAAAAAGAAAAAAAGTTTTTTTGGTAAAGGAATAAGTATTATATTTACTCAAAGTTTCTTAATGAGATAGTAGCCATTAAGAGATTAATTTCAACCACTAAGGGGAAACAATGCTACTATCATTGATTTCCCTTTTTTTATTTTATGACTGAAACAAAATTTTTTTGCGAAACAACATCAAACGAGTTACAAGTACTTCAATTTGATGATTTTATTGAAATTAGTATTGACACTAATATTTATTCTAATCCAAATGATTGCAAGATAAAATCAGTCCATTTAACGATTAAGGATGCTGAAATGTTAATGGATGAGCTTCACAAAGTGATATCAAAAATAGAAGGAGGTAAATAATGTCTTTTATAAAATTACATAGGGATTTAATGGAATCTTATTGCTTTGCAAATCCTAATCATTTGAAAGTTTGGATTTGGTTACTGCTCAAAGCTAACTTTAAAAAGACCTATATTCCATTCACAATAGGCAGGGGAATAACAACTGTTGAACTGGATAGAGGTCAGTTGATATTTGGTAGGTTTACTGCTGAAGAAGAACTCGGAATGGATGGATCAATGATTTATAGAATACTTAAAAAGTTAGAGGAGTTAGAGCAGATAATTATTGAACCGAACAACAAATATTCTATCATAAGTATTTGTAAATATGATAGTTATCAAAACAATAATTGTGAAGTTGAACAACAAGTGAACAACAAACGAACAACA